ATAAGTCTTTCTACTGCATCCTTATATGACGGTGCAGAAATAGTTTCAATTTGCGGCCAATAGTCAGTTGAACATTCCGCAAACACGTATTTATTCATTTATTAGAATTTTTTAGTATTAAATAATCATATAACATCTCAATTGGAGCCATTATGATAGTGCCAGGAGATTGACCACCATCTTTATCTTGCTTTTTCCAAACTACTACAAAAGGTTTATCTTTTAAAGGACATTCTTCCTCTATTTTAAAATAAGAAGGAGTAGTTTGTGTTGCTTTACATTGTATATACACAGGAAGATTTCCTAGTAAATCATCTATATCAACTTTAGCATTATCTAAGGTTCTACTATTAGAACGACTACTTACTGTACTATAACCTAACTCATTAAGTTTGTGAATAACATCTAGTTCAAGTTGACTTCCCTTTTTCTTAGATCTCTTCGCAGTGTAGTGTTTCTTAGTTTTTATGTCAATCCATTCTACCTTTATTCCATCTTTCGGAACACTATTTTTATTAGCTCTAATTTTTAATGTCTGCAATGACAATCCAGTCATTTCAGAAGCTTGTTCGAGTGTTTCATAAACACAAGAATTACCTCTTTTGTCAGTTATTTTAACTGCTGTATTAAGCTACTTCATATTTTTAAACTTAATAATTTAATTAATTATCTTATATTTTATTTACTATTGACCACCAAATTTCTCTTTCTAAATATTGTCCTATAGGGATTTCATCCTCTACAAAGGAGCCTTTTATATTAAATGATAACTTATGTCCAGACCAAATATCAGGCATACCTCCACATTTCATAAGTTTCGGAGGTTCTACAAATACGTGAGGTCCAGTCCAATCTTTAGCTAAATATACTTTCATATTTTTAATTCTTTATCAAGTTCATACTCTTGAATCATATATTCATAACACCATTTTCCGAAATAAAGAATAAATAAGTTATCAAGGTCAGTATCTATTTGATAATCCTCTTTAAATACTTCAGGAATATCATGAGTTTCTATATATTTATTTAAATTAATAGTTTCAAGAGTTTTATAGTAATTAAATTTACTTTGAACCTTTTCCTTATTTAATGAAATATATTTCGGTTGAAAGGAACCATAATCCAAGTCATCAAATTCATAAGCTCTGTGATATAGTATATATACTTTCATTTAAATTTATATTCTTTAAAAAATTCATTAACATATTCTTTCATATTATCAACTCCAACAAGTTTAATAGAATCAGTGAAATCTTTAGATAGATACCAAGGCATAAAATAATAATTTAACTCTGGATGTTGTTTATGAATTAACCACATATTGTGTAATCCAGGTCTATCGTTATCATAGATTACTAATATATGTTTAAATCTTTGTTTAAACTCTTCTAATTGTTTATCATTTATAAAAAGAGTTTCACTATTTGGAGCAACAGCAGGAATATTAAATTCATACATTGCCATAACATCTTTCATAGATTTTGTAATAACTAATAAATCTCCTGTTTTTGGTAATTGATGATAACCTTGAAGAAGTTTCTTTGGAGTATTATTTAAAAATCTATAATTGTCTCTTTCTGGAAAATATATCTTCCATTTCTCTTCCTTATTTTTATCTTTACCAAAATAATATCCATAAATCGGACATTGTTTAGAAGAAGTAAATTTTAATTCACCATTTAGAAAAACGTGTTGAATTGAATATATACAATATTTTTTAAGGGTTTTCTTACTAATTCCAAATTGTTTCCACCATTCTAATTCTTCGTTAGTATATTCTTTAATCTGTACTTGTATTTTAGCAGATTCAGATTCCTTAATTTCTGGAATTATTTTAAAAGATGAAATTTGATGTTCTCCATCTATTAATTCAAAATCTTTAGCTATTATATTTAATGCTTCGTAATAATCACAATTATATAATCTCATTACAACATTCCAACAATCTATATGTTCATTTGTTGCAAAGTCATGCATATACAATATTCCAGATTTTGATTTATAATAAGATACAGTTACATGATTATCATTTCGAAGGACAGATGTGAATAATTTTTTACTATTCACATCGTGTCCTGTATAATAATGCATTATAGACTCTTGATTTACTTTGGAAAGTATAAAGTCTTTAGTAACTTTTGGTTTTAACGATATAAATTCCATAGAGTCTATAATTAATTATTAGAGGTCTATATTATCTAAATCTACATCACTTGTATCTTTAGATTCTTCTTTATCCATATTTGTGGGCTTTGCATTTTGATAAGCCTTTTGTTGTGTTAATTCATAGTTGGTAAAGAATACATTCTCACCTATAAAGTTAACAGGGAAGATTTCACCTTTCTTGTTCAAACCACAAGCTCTTGGAAGTGCTGCATAAACAGTACCACCACTGTTTCTGCCGACTAACTTTAATTTGGTTTCTACCTTATTCTTTCCACTAAGTGCTTTAATAACTAAGTCTATGAACTGATCAATAGTCTTAATTTTACCAGCATTTTCCTTTATCTTGGTAGCTCCATCAGGATTAAGAACTTCTACAATCTGCATCAAAGTAAACTGGAAATTCTCAAATCTAGAAGGAACTTCATTTTCGTGTCCATTACTATTCTTCAATACTTGACGTTCCATATCCTGCTCTGTTGTCGGAATAAATATATTCTCAGAATATGTTCTATTGCTATCACCAACTTCAGTGAATTCAATAGATATAACAGGATATACAGCATCAGGATCTTTTGAACCCTTCAGTTCATTTCTTTCGATCTTTGTAAGATTAACTTTATAAATATCATAAGGTCTTAAATAAGAACCAGCGTTACTAGAAAAATTAGTATTACCTAAACTAGAAAAATTAAAATTCATATAAAATTTTCATTAAAACATAATAAAAATTATCTATTTTTATTAGATTATCTTAGAGTTCCAAATCAAAGTCACTCATATCTACAGAATCATCATCACCAGCGATATCTTCTTCATCCTCTGGATCTGAAATTTCTTCTGGAACATCGATTATGTCATCTTCCTTTTGAGGAGCATTTCCTATAAGTTTGAAATACCCTTCCTTGTCATCACAAGGCTCTACCACAAATATATCACCATATTCGGCAAGATTATCGTGACGAGAACCCCTACATGAAACTGTATAAGTCTTGGTTAGACGATTACCAGACTTTTCATCTTCACATAAAATTGGAGTAACCTTTCTACCCTCTTTCTTAAACTTTATGTCAAGTTTCATTTCAGGCTCAAAACCAGTTAATGTAACACAAGCAGCATTCATTTGCCACTTTCCTTCAAGCAAAGTAATCTTTGCAACAGGATCATCATCTTTTGGCTTCTTTGTACGTGTTGTAGTAGCTTTCTTTACCTCTTTAAAATCTCCAAGAGTAGCTTCTCTTGTAATAAGTTCACCTGTAGTTTCATCCAGGATTTCTACAATCAATTTAGCAGAATTAATTTGCATTATTATTCATCGTATTCTTTAATTGCCTTAAGTATCTCGTTTAAATCATTATCGATCTCTAATTCCTCAAACATTCCCATAGGAGTTTTAGCAAGACATTTACCATCATTATTGGTAATTAATTTATATTGCATCTTACCATCATCTCCCTCTTCTACTTTAGTACAGAACATATAAGTAAACAATCCTTCAAGAGTTACCTTCTCTGCTAATAACTTACCAACAGTCTTAATAACATATTTTGGATCAATTTCAGTACCAACATTTTCACTATGGGTTAAGAAACACATTGTGCAATCTTCTCTCATTTGTTCAGCATATCTTAAAATTTCCATTAAATGCTGAGCAAGTTCAGAAAATTTAGTATATCCAATTTCAGTAGCCCTATCTACAAATTCATATGATAGAATATACTGCATATCATCAATAACCACAACTTCTATATGAGGCATCTTAGTATTGATAATCTTAAGCATTTTAAGAATTTTCTCCCAATTAGAGTTAACATAATAGTTTCCAGATATTTCCTTTGTTTCTTTATCAACAACAAAAGGAGTATATTTCTTTCTCCAAGCCCTAAAAGGAAGAGGTTTTCCAGTCGTACTTATAATAAAAGTAGTTTCTGGATTTAAGTTACGAAGAGCTGTTGATTTTCCTGTACCAGATTCTCCGTAAATACATAATGTGTTACAAGCCATTATAATAATAATTTAAATGTACTGTTTAAATTATCTTCTTCTACTTCTTTTTCATCTTCTTTTTTAATTATATAATCTGGTGTTAGATATTTTTCATAGTCATAGATGTCTTTAGGTAAAGGTAATTCTTTAAATTCACAAACGTCTCCATGGAAATTAAGACCTATTTTAATGTCGGTTTCTCCATATCTAGATTTTAAAACTAGACAACCTCTATAATGGTCTCTTAATTTTTTAATATCATATCCATCAGCAGTGTTTAACCTATCTCTATTAGGATTACAAAGAGCTAATACTATCTCAGCAGCATCAGTTGAATCACTAGTCTCCTTAAAATCATCAAGAGTTATTTCAGTTTTACCTGCTTTGAAACGTTCAATACTTCCCTGATTTCTATTAATTTGTTGGATTAAAGTAGGAGATATTCCACATCTATTCTTAAGATTAATAAGTCTAGCTATAACAGCGTCTATTCCTTGCTTCTTTCCTGGAATTAGACCAATATGATCTATAATTACTTCATAAATCAAATCAGAATTATTAGGAGTATAAACCTTACGACTTTCCATTTCGGTAAATGTACCTAATGTATTAAGTCGTTTCATCAGAATAGCATAAATTATATCTTCATCTAATCTTTTGTCATAGATTTCAATAATATTTTCTACTTTCTTTAACCAAGGAATACATTTTTGTACTATTTCATAGTCTTCATCACTAAGAATATAATCTTTCTTTCTACTTAAAAGACATTTAATTGGAAGTCTTTTACCAAATGTTTCAAAGATATATAGAGATAATAGCTTAGCAAATATCATATTAGCATTCATTTCAAGAGAGCAATATAATATCTTTAAATTATTATCTTCTAAATGTTCCATTATAGGACGATAAACATATGAATGTAATACAAATGAAGTCTTACCACTACCAGTATTACTACCAATTACAGTAAGTGTACCTTTAGTTAATCCATCAATGACTCCTTCTAATTTCGGTAATCCTAAAGAATATCCATGTAAACCACCTTCTCTACCTAATTCAATTTCTTTTAATAGAGATTCAGTTATTGTCATCTTCTGGTTCTACTAATTCATATTTATATCCGATTTCATCACACCATTCTATAGCAGATTCAGAATCTGGAAAATACATTAATATATCTCCTTCTGACACTCTTTCTATTAAATCCTCAGTAAGAAGATTATCATATAATCCAGATTCAGAATTTTTATCTTCCCAATCCGTTACATCAAATCCATATGCTGTAACAGCGGTTAATAATACTCTAATCATATCTCCTCAACAAAATCTATAGATTTAATATTCCAATGTTCATCACAAATTTGTTGAGATGTTTGGTGTTCATTTTCAGCATAACACCATTCTTTATCGTAGTCACCACTTTTAGTAGTAAATCTAACTAAATATTTTTTCATTCTTTTTCATATTTAAAAGTTTCTTCCATAAATTCTGGGTAAGAATATCCATCCCAAAATGGAGTAGTCATATCAAGAGCACAATCTAATGTATCTCTAACTCTCCATATTTGTTTTAATATTTGTGTATCATTTAATCCATCTGGAAGCTCTACCTCATATTCAAAAGTTTCAATACATTTAATCTTCATATTAATTGTGTTGCTTCAAGATTAATATTAGTACCTTCTCCAAGTCGGAATTGATGTAAAAATTCATATCCTCTATCAATTATAAATCTATCTAAAGTAGTAAATCCAGAATAGTTATTTTCAATTCCCCATTTAATATCGTCTATTACTTGTTGATGAATTTCTGGTTTATTATTTATAGATTTAGCATATTTCTGAAATGCTTGCTCAAGAGAATCAAATCGCTTACTCACACTTCTTAGGTTATATAAAACTCCATTTACTACTGTACTTTGAGGATATGTATAGAACAATTCTTCACCCATTTCAAATGCACTTCTATAATATCTTTTTAAAAAGTTTTGATTAAATTGAACATCCTCTGGAATAAATTGTTGTCCTTGTTTTGGAATTTTATAAGATTTTAATATAACTCCGGAATCTTGAAGAACTTCTAATATTAATCTAAGATTAATAATTTCTGCATATTTTTGGAGATATTCATATTCTCCGTCTTGAGCTAATAATATAACCTTGATAGCAAATAAAGTATCTGGCC